TATTTGCCTGTGATAAATAAGCTCGTTAACCAGTATCTACAAGTGCTCGATTTTTTCGTGCATTTCAACCTTGACGAATCATTCCAAGAAACGATTCGGTCAAGACATAGAGATGAGTTTACATATGACTCATTTAGTGAAGGTGAAAAACAAAGAATTGATTTGGCACTTCTGTTTACTTGGAGACAGATTGCTAAGATGAAGAACTCGGTTGCCACTAATTTGTTATTGCTCGATGAAACGTTTGATTCATCACTTGACCACGAAGGTGTAGAAAATCTTATTAAGATTCTATATACTCTTGGCGATGATACAAATGTTTTTGTCATATCTCACAAAGGCGAAATACTCGACGGCAGGTTCAATAACAAGATTGAATTTGTCAAAGATAAAAACTTTAGTAAGATGGTAAAAAGTAGTGTACAACCAGTGCTATCTGTGGTATAATATACTGATAATTGGAATGGAAGGTTATTATGGAATTGAATGAAAACACGTTGTCTGTATTAAAAAACTTCTCTGGCATCAACCAAAACATGTTGATCAAAGAAGGTAACACAATTAAGACTATCTCTGAAGCTCGTAATGTTTTGGCCACCGCTGTAGTCGAAGCAGAGTTTCCACAAAGCTTTGGCATCTATGATCTTAATGAATTCATTGGTGTCTTATCTCTAGTTGATGAACCACGACTTAAGTTTGCTGAAGAGCATGTAGTTATTGGTGATTCGACTGGTAGATCTAAAGTCAAGTACTTCTTCTCACCAGAAGAAACATTGACTGCTCCGCAAAAAGATATTAACATGCCGACACCGGATGTTAAGTTTACACTGACTAACGATACACTGAACAAGATTAAGAGAGCAGCATCCACTCTTGGTCATAGTGAAGTGTCAATCACTGGTGAAGGTGGTGTACTAAGTCTTTCTGTGGTTGATAACCAGAACTCAACATCTAATGTGTATTCGATCGATGTAGATGGTGAGTATAATAACGAAGCAAAGTTTAATTTTATTTTGAGTATTGCTAATCTTAAGATCCTACCCGGTGATTACGATGTGGAAATATCCTCAAAGTTAATTACACGTTTTGCTCATAAAGAAATGAACGTTCAATATTGGATTGCACTAGAAAAGACATCAACGTACGGAGTATAATATGTCAGACAATGAACCAGATAAGATGGACCACCTTATGACACTTGCTAATCAGGTGTCTCGTTCTTCGGTTGCCATCGTAGATGCCATGACTCAACGTGGCGCGTTTAAAGGCGAAGAACTATCAACCATTGGTAAGCTAAGGGATGACGCTGTACAAGTCATTCAGTTGGTTGAAACTATCCAACAAGAAAAAGCAATGGAGGATGATGAATAAGCCTTTACAAGTCCGTGAATATGTGGTATAATTATTTTTTGTTATGAGGATTTGTAAATGTCTGTTGACTTTCTATGGGTTGAAAAATATCGCCCGCAAACTATTGCTGACACTATCTTACCAGTGTCACTTAAGAATACCTTCCAGAAGATGGTGGACACCGGTGAGTTGCAAAACATGCTTTTCACCGGTACCGCCGGACTCGGTAAGACAACTGTAGCTCGAGCTCTGTGTAAATCACTAGACCTCGACTACATTGTCATTAACGGTTCCGAAGAAGGCAATATTGATACACTGCGAACTAAAATCAAGCAGTTCGCTTCTACTGTTTCATTACAAGGTGGCTACAAGGTTGTCATACTTGATGAGGCAGATTATCTCAATCCACAATCGTTTCAGCCAGCTCTCCGTGGTTTTATCGAAGAGTTCTCAAACAATTGTCGATTTATTCTTACATGTAATTTTAAGAATCGAATCATTGAACCACTCCACTCAAGATGTGGTGTGTATGAATTCAATACTTCCAAAAAAGATATGGTACAACTGTGCGGTGAGTTCATGGACCGCGCAGCGAATATCCTATACAAAGAAGAAGTATCTTTTGATAGTAAAGTTCTCGCCGAACTGATTATGAAATTTGCACCTGATTGGCGCAGAGTACTTGGTGAATTGCAAAGGCATTCATCCGGTGGTGTACGTATTGATTCGTCTATATTGGTTAACCTCAACGATAAAAACTTCGATGATCTTTTTACTCATTTGAAAAATAAAGACTTCAAGAAAATGCGTGCCTGGGTTGTCAATAATATAGATACAGATGCATCTGCAATCTTTCGAGCTATATACGATCGAATGAATGATAAAGTATCACCGCAATCGATTCCTCAAATAGTTCTTATTCTTGCTGACTACCAATACAAGAATGCTTTTGTTGCAGACCACGAACTTAATGTTGTTGCATGTCTTACGGAGGTTATGGCTAATGTCCAGTTCACCTAAATTAACACTTTACACACAGCATAATTGTGAATATTGTGATGTTATGAAAATGAAACTTTCGGGTTGGGGTTATCAGTATGATGTGGTAAACATCAAAGAAAACGTACAAGCACTGGCGTTTCTTCGATTGAATAACCACAAAACAGTACCACAATTATACTGGAATAAAACACATCTAAATAAAGTTCAAACACTTGACTTTACACGTGAAATGTTAGAAGAACAATTAGACTTAGATAGTTATGGTGGAGGTGTAGAACTATGGGGAACATAAGTAAATTATTATTTAGTGATGAAGGTGTAGATCAATCACCTACACAAAGAAGATCAGATATGACTAGTTTTATTCTAGCTATGATGTGTGCTGCTGGTGCAAGCTTTTTTCTTGACGCTGCCGGTATAATTATCATTGGTGTAAGTGTTTATGCTGGTCTAAGATTCCTACAACGTGGTGGTTACTAATGAATCCATTTGAATATCTTACTGCTATTAATGATACTAAGAATGACATTATGGTAGATGACATTGCAGAGAAAGGTTACAACCCGTTTATGGTTAACCGTGGTCTATCATACTTTCAAGATACTGTACTCATGGCAAATGAAATGAATCAGCATGCCCACCTTGATCACCGCTTACAATTCGACTTTTATATAAATATAGTTAGAAAGAAAAAGCGGTTCTCTAAATGGCTCAAGCCACAGACCGCAAGTGATGTGGAAGTAGTCAAGGAATATTATGGTTACAGCAATGAAAAAGCACGCCAAGCCTTGTCCCTTCTCACACCTGAACAGATAAATGCACTCGAAAAGAAGGTGACAAAAGGTGGACGAAAATAACTTAGTTGAATGGACCCCAACCTCTATGTTAGAGGTAACTCTTAATGAACCAGATGATTTTTTGAAGGTTCGTGAAACATTAACACGTATTGGTGTAGCATCTCGTAAAGATCGTAAGCTCTTTCAATCTTGCCATATATTGCATAAGCAAGGTAGATATTTTATTGTACATTTCAAAGAGCTCTTTTTACTTGATGGTAAAAAATCAAACTTAGAAGAAAATGATATTGCTAGGCGAAACACAATAGCTCAACTTATGTCTGATTGGGGTCTTATCTCAATCGAAGATAATGCTAAGGTAGAGCCGCTAGCACCAATGAGACAGATTAAAATAATTCCTTTTAAGGAAAAGACACAATGGGAGTTGTGTCCAAAATATAATATTGGAAATAAGTAGAAAATATTATATATAGTATAGAGGCGCCGTTTACGGGTCTCATTAAACCTTGCTAGTCAATAGGAGGAAAATATGACTGGAACATTCGCATTTCCGCGAAACGCATTTCTTGGTTTCGACCACATCTTCGATCAGTTGGATAACATCCATCTACATGCGAAGGATACCTATCCACCACATAATGTAGTCAAAGAAGGAGAGATGAAATATACTCTTGAAATGGCTGTGGCCGGATTCACAAAAGAACATATTGATATAGAAGTGAAGGACCATATCCTTACTATTAAGGGTGATAGACCTGCACGTAGAGAACAAAGCAAATATGTTCATAAAGGTATTAGTGCTCGAAATTGGAATAAGTCATTTAGACTGTCTGAATACACAGAAGTCACTGGAGCTGATCTAACGGACGGAATCTTGACTGTCGGACTTGAAGTAGTCCTTCCGGAAGAAAAGCGGCCTCGTAAAATTTCAATCACGAAAAACGAGGAACTAATAAATGACAACAATCGCACTAAAAAACTTAAGTCTGCCGAACCCGCTTAAAGCGGTTACCGGTTTCTTCGCATCAGTCAGCACAGCTATGCAGATGTCCCGCCAAATTGCAGCTAATGAGCAAATCGCTCGAGTGCTGTTAATTGAATATCCGGAGCATACGTATTACAGTCTATTGGCTGAGCTTAACCAAAAAACTATGGAGGCATATAAAAAGAATGTTTAAATTTTTAAAAAAATTCTTTGTGGTTGATATTCAACCATCTAATCCATGGCAACACATGGCTCGGCCACTCAAGTACAGAGAGTATCAATATACTCTTTCAGAACTTGAGCGTCGACTTAATGCTGAAGTAAATGGATACGGAACTAGATATTAAGTTAGTATAAATAAAAGGGAACAGCTTATGTTGTTCCCTTTTAACGTAGGAGGTAATATGCAAGGTTCACCACGTTATTGTAAGAACTGCGGCTGTAGATGCCATTGTTTAACAACTGAATGCATGACATGCGTTAATGATGTTTGTAATAGGTGTGACTGTGAACATCCAATAAGAGATATGCCTGATAGTTTTACTAAGGAGAATACATAATGGGACGTACAATAAAAGATAGGCTCAGAAACTTAGAAGAGAATCGTAGAAAAAATTATATTAAAAATCGTATCACTCAACTTATGGATGATATGAATAAAGCTCATGATGAGCATGATAAAAACTGGTACAATAGACTTATCCAAGAATTAAACTGGGTACAGCAGGCTGAAGAAAAGCCAACACATAACTGCTATATGGAAAGGGCAACGTGGTAATGGATATAGATAAATTAAGAGAACAATTGAAAATTGATGAAGGTGTGAAATATGAAATCTACCTCGACCATTTGGGTCTCCCTACTTTTGGCATCGGCCATCTTGTTCTTGATAGTGATGCTGAATCTGGGCAAGGAGTTGGAACGTCTGTCTCAGAAAGCAGAGTTAACGAGTGCTTCGATAAAGATGTTGAAGTCGTGTTATCAGAATGCAGAATTCTCTACCCAGACTTCGATGATTTGCCAGAAGAAGTCCAACAAATTATAGCAAACATGATGTTTAATATGGGTAGACCACGTTTGTCTAAATTCAAAGGAATGAAACGTAATGTAGATGCTCGCGACTGGATGGGAGCTGCCACTGAAATGGTAGACTCACAGTGGTATCGACAAGTTACGAATCGTGCCGATCGATTAGTAACAAGGATGCGTGCGGTTGGTTGAACTCACTGAGTCAGCACAAGAATATTTACAAAAAGTAGGACAGCCAAATGTCTATCTTGGTGTACAAGGAGGTGGCTGTTCTGGCTTTACTTATGTTTGGGACGTAACCGATAAAGAACCTACAGTCGGCAATCTCGTAGTAGATGAAATGGCTGAGATGTTTGTTATAGGCTGCACCGTAGATTACGTTACCGAACTAGGTGGATCATATCTCAAAGTAATAAATCCTAACGCAACTGCGTCCTGTGGTTGTGGAGAATCATTTGCAGTCTAGTGCATTTTTTAGTGTACATTTGCCTCAAAATATTGTATAATAGTATCTTGAATTGGAGGTTGTATGTCATCATTTTACACGTCTGTTGTACGTTACGGTAACTCATTTTTGTATCGCGGCTATGACGCTGCCGGTAAACGCGTCTATAAGAAAGAACATTTCTCACCAAGATTATTTGTACCCGCAAAATCTGAAACAAACTGGCGTGGTCTTGATGGCGCAGCCGTAGGACCTGTCGACTTCAAGACAATGCGTGAATGTAGGCAGTGGCTTGACCAGTATCGCGATGTCAATGGTTTCGATATATATGGCAATCCTAATATGATACAGCAATTCATTGCTCATAAGTTTCCTCGAGATATTGAGTTCAATCGTGACATAATCAATGTTACTACTATTGATATTGAAACAGCGTATGAGGATGGATTCCCCGAACCAGAAAAAGCCAACCAAGAAGTCTTGGCTATCACTATCAAAAATAATATTGATGGTGTATATCGTGTATGGGGTATGAAAGATTATGATGTTAGTTCTGCTCTCATAAAACCAGTGCGTTATATCAAGTGTGATGATGAGATTGATTTACTTCTAAAGTTTCTTGACTTTTGGAGTGACCATCACAATACACCCGATGTTGTGACCGGTTGGAATGTAAAGTTCTTTGATATACCTTATCTTGTCAATCGTGTAAACAACGTTCTTGGCGTGGACCAATGTAGAAAGTTTTCGCCTTGGGGTATAGTTGACTATTCTAAGATTGTAAAACGTGGACGTGAACAAATCACGTATAAACTACAAGGCATACAGATTCTGGATTATCTTGACCTGTTCCAAAAGTTTGGATATACGTATGGTACACAAGAATCTTACAAACTTAATCACATTGCATACGTAGTCCTTGGCGAAAAGAAACTATCATTTGCAGAAGAAGGTTCTTTACGTAACTTATACAAAGAAGACTTCCAAAAATATATTGACTATAATATGAAAGATGTACAGCTGGTTGATAAGCTCGAAGAAAAGATGGGGCTTATCACTTTGGCTATGACTGTGGCATATAAAGGTGGTGTCAATTACCAAGATACGTTTGGTGTGGTTGCAATATGGGAGTCAATCATATATCGTAAACTCAATTCAGAAAAAGTTATGCCAAAGATCGAGCCTGATGAAATGGGAGTACGTGATTTTGAAGGCGGCTATGTTAAAGAACCACAGGTTGGCATGCATGATTGGGTAGTTTCTTTTGATTTGAATTCTCTGTATCCTAATATTATTGTGCAGTGGAATATGTCGCCGGAAACTCTTAACAAAGATCCACAACTTAATATGCCAAGTGGTGTACAAAGTTATTTGCACAAAGAAGAAAAACAGAATAGCAGTTATGCCGTAGCAGCAAATGGTTCTACCTATCGTAAAGACTTTGATGGTGTAGTACCAAATATCATTGTAGATTATTACGATGAACGTAAGTCTATCAAGAACATGATGATTGCAGCAGAAAAAGAATATCAAAAGAATAAAACACCTGAACTTGAAAGAGAAATTAATCGACTTACAAACCAGCAGATGGCGATTAAAATTCTTATGAACTCTCTGTATGGTGCGATTGGTAACAAACACTTTCGTTATTATGACTTACGTATTGCCGAAGGTATTACACTTACTGGCCAGCTTGCAATCAAGTGGGCAGAGATTGCTGTCAATGATGAGATGAATAAAATACTCAAGACGGATGAAGACTATGTTATCGCAATGGATACGGATTCGCTCTATATCAATTTTGGTCCTATGATAGAAAATCTAAAACCAAAAGATCCTGTTAAGTTTCTCGATAAGATATGTGTGGACCACTTTGAACCTGTGTTGGCTAAAGCTTACGATAAACTATTCAATGTGATGAGTTGTTACAAGCCACGTATGGAAATGGGTAGGGAAGTTATCGCCGATCGTGGTATATGGACAGCAAAGAAAAGATATATCCTTAACGTACATAACTCTGAAGGTGTACAGTACGCACAGCCAAAACTCAAGATCATGGGTATTGAGGCTATCAAGTCCTCAACTCCGGAAGTATGCCGTGATAAGTTCAAAGAAATATTTGATGTCATTATTACTGGTTGCGAAAAAGATACACAAAAGTTTATACAAGATTTTAAGGCTGAGTTCAAGTCACTGCCACCTGAACAGGTTGCGTTTCCACGGTCGGTCACAAACATTACTGACTACAAAGATCGTAAGACAATATACAAGAAAGGTTCGCCCATACACGTACGTGGTTCTTTAGTATATAATAAAGCACTCAAAGAATCTGGTATGATGCATAAGTATGAAGCAATCACAAATGGTAGTCGTATTAAGTTTGTGTATATGAAGAAACCTAACTTAGTACGTGAAAATGTCATAGCTTTTCCTGAGGTATTACCAGAAGAGTTTGGTATAACTCGTAACATAGACTATGATAAACAATTCGAGAAAACGTTTGTCGAACCACTCAAAGCAATTCTCGATGCTGTAGGTTGGAATGTTGAAGACCAAATGACTTTGGAAGAATTCTTTGCATAATGGTATTAACTGATTTAGATCGTTTAAAGTTTTTAGAAGAAGAAATTGCTCTTGCTGAAAAAAAGATGGAATATAGTATTGCTATGAATCCTATTGTTATTTACATGCGAAAAAGACTAGACACAGTTAAAGAACAATTGGAATTACATAATGATTAAGTATGTACATTACAATGAAACTATGGTATAATATACAAAATGGAAAAGGATTGAATATGTCTGAAAATTGGGTACAAGATATTAATGATATGCA